AGGCCAGGACGCGCCAGCGGCGGTCAGACCGAAGCCTGGTTTGAGGTCGGTGCTATAGATGGGCGCGCTGCCGATGTTGAGCTCGTATGCGTCGCCGTCTTTCTGGTAGCCGAAGACGCGGTCGGTCCAGGTTATGCCGTCGGCATGCATGAAGTGGACGGCCACAGGCCAGGCCCTCCAGTGACCACGCGCGAAAAAGATGCGCATGTTGAAGGTGATGGCAATGCTCTGCAGGATGTCCCACATGAACCAAGCAGGAGCCACTCCGTCGACGGGGTTGATTTCGTTGGGGCTGGTGCCGATGTCGAAGCTGAAGCGGGCAAGGCTGAACTGGTCGAGCCCTGGGCTCCCCAGGTAGCTCTCGTCGTAGCCCTCGCAGATGATGTCCTGGACGCTCGTGATGAAGACGTCGTTGTCGCTGAAGGCGTCGCGATTGCGGCACTCCCACAGGCAGCGGTGGAGCATGTAGGCGATGCCTGCCGTGGCGCCTGGGTCGTAGCCTGTCGGCAAGGTGTACGTCCAGCGCTGCGTCTTGAGGTGAGCGAGGTCGTCCGTGGCTGTGAGGCTGACCAGCGCTGGCAGCGGGGCGTCCTCTTGCTGGATGCCGTCGATGAGCAAGATGCCCGTCCACCAGAGCGCTCCGTCGCCGCCTGTCAGATTGACCTCGTACTCGTAGATGTCGACGCGGACGTCGCCTTCGTCTTGGTTGGCGACCTCACTCAGGAAGACGTCGAAGTCGCCGCCCTCGTTGATGACCTCGAGCGTCGTCGAGCTGGGCATGATGCCGCTGTAGAGCGTCTCCTCGCTGCCTTCCCACTTGGTCGCGAAGCCCTCGCCGCTGAGGCGTATCTCGGACGCTGTGCCGCTGAAGTTGGTGTCGTGGATTTCGACGCGCCACTTCTGGCCCTTGATGTCAAAATAGGAGGCTTCAAATCGGAGCGCCATGGGTTGCAGTTTTAGAAGTTTCTGACGCGGCGACGAGTGCGAGCTGAGCGCTCTGAGCTGAGCAAGATGTCGCCGCCCTCGAGGCGTCCGCTGAGGTTGGTGTTGGTCGCCTGCTGTGGCTCGAAAGATGGCAGCCGCGGCGGAGTGGGCTGAGTGATGGGAGTGAGGAGCGGAGTGAGGGCCGTCTCCATGAGTCCGCTGAGCTTCTCCAGCGGCACGATGGCCTCGCGCCCGCTGGGGTTGTCGCCGACGATTGCGAGCGTCTCCTTCGTCGTGATGCCGCCCTCGGCGAGCTTGGGCACCTTCGACGAGAAGAGGCCCGCCACAGCTGCCGCCGCGCCGCCCGCCAAGATGGGGCCGAGGATGGCCGCACCAGGGCCCGCAGCGCTGGCTGTCTGGAAGGCGTTTTTGATGGCGATGGCGGTCGCCTCGGCGAGCATGCTGCCGATGGTTTGCAGGGCCGCCGCCTTGAGCGCTTTCTTGGTGTTCTCGGCGCTCCTCTTGTTGGCCTCCTCCTGGGTGATGGCTCCGTCCTCGACCTGCTGCGTGAGGTCGGCGTTGGCGTCTCGGATGGAGTTGAAGGCGTTGGTCAGGTTCGCGCCAAACTGCTGGCCGACCTGGTCCAGATTGAAGAGGCTTTCCTTGACCTGCTCGCTCTGCTCCTGGGTCTGCTGGCTGGTCGTGTTGAAGTTGTTCAGACCGCCGAGCAGGGCGTTGACTCCTGTGCCAGCTGAGGGCGGTACGTCCAGGTCCGCCAGCACTTGGTCAGCGCGTGAGCCAGCGGTCGCCACGCGGTCGAGGCTGGCCGCCAGCTGGGCAGCTGCGTCGGCCTCCGATTGCAGCCCGAGCGCGATGTCGACCTCGCCCAGAGCGGCGGCCTTCTCAGCGGCTGCTCGGTACGCTCCAGCCAGGGCTTCGGCTTGTGCGATTTCGTCGCCGTCCAGCGCGAAGACGCCAGCGATTTCTGCGCTCTCCTGGCTCAGCGTGGCGAAGACCTTGTCGAGCTCTGTCTCGTCGACGTCAAACGTCGCTTTCGTTTTGACCTCGTGCGTCTTGGGTGTGACCTCGACCTTGACTGGGTCGGGCGTCGTCGTGACGTTGACCTCCGCGCCGTCGGGCGTCTCATTGAGCTCCTCGTTGGCCTTGGCGATTTTCGTGGCCAGCTGGTCGCTCGCTTCGGCCAGTCCGCGCTGCTCAGCCTCGAGGTCTTCGACAGCCTTCTGGGCGCGGTTGTAGGCCTGAACTGCTCCGAGCGAGTCGCTGGTGCCCTCCTTGAAGCTGCCCGAAGACCGCTTCGTCGCGTTGTTCATGCGCTCCGTGGCGAGCGCGAGCTTGTCCTGGGCGTCGGTGAGCTTGTCGGCTACGATGAGCCGCTGCGCCTCGACCTCTGTCAGCTGCTCCCCGAAGGCCTTGGCGATGGCTGCCTCGCGCAGGCTCTTCGTGTAGACCGCGACCTTGCCGCTGAGCTCCTCGTAAGTGGTCTTTTCTGCGTCGAGGTCCTTGAAGTGGTTTTCGTCGATTTTCTTGATGCGCTTGAGGATGTCCGCGCGGCGCTCCTGGTCGTCGCCTGCGAGCTTGTAGAGCTTGGCCAGCTTCTGGACCTCAGCCGCCTCTGTGGCGTAGCCCTCGCGCGCTTTCTTGTTGGCCTTGTCGAGCTGCTGGCGTGTGACTTCGAACTCGTCCGTGCGCTTGGTCAGCTTGTAGATGGCCGTGCCGATGGCGATGATGGCGGCAGCCGCGGCGACGTAGGGGTTGGCCGCCAAGAACTTGGAGAACTTGCGGATGGTTGGGACCGCGTCTTTGAAGCCTCCGATGACCGAGCCGATGCCAGAGCTCAGTGGCCCCATGGAGGCGGCTGCGGCTCCGACGCCGATGATGAGCTGCTGCTGCCCTTGCGTCATGTTCGAGAAGGCTGCAGCTGCTTTCTCGACCTTGCCGATGATGTCGATGATGGTGGGCGCGAGCGCCTTGCCGATGGTGATTTGAGCGCCTTCGACTGCCGACTGCATGCGCTTCATGGCGCCCTGGGCGTTGTCGTCCATGACGCCCGCCATCTCCTTCGCTGAGCCCTCGGCTTCGGTGAAGTTTTTGGTGAGGTCCTTGACGTCCTTCTGGCCCTTCTGGAGCACCAGGAAGGCGGACTGCGCAGAGCGTCCGACCTCATCCTTGGCGTCGCCCAGTGTGACGACGCTCTCGGCGCTCTTGGCGAATGCCTGTTCGAAGTTGGAGCCGTCGGCTGCCATGGTCGACAGGATGCGGCGGAGCGCCGTGCCTGCCTGTGAGCCCTTGATGCCGTTGTTGGCCAAGGTGGCGAGCATGCCGCTGGCCTCCTCCAGGCTGACGCCAGCTGAGGCCGCCACAGGAGCCACAAATTTCATCGAGTCGCGGAAGCTGTCGAGGTCCAGGGCGGAGCTCGAGAAGGCCGAGGCCATGACGTCCGTGACGCGGCCCGTCTCGGAGGCGTCCAGACCGAAGCCGCGCAGCGTCGCACCAGCGACCTCTGCCGCAGCTCCGAGGTCGGAGCCCGAGGCTTGAGCCAAGGCGAGCGTCGCCTCGGTGGCGTTGACGATTTCGTCGGGCTTGAAACCGAGCTTCGCGTACTCGGTTTGCAGGCCGCTGACCTCTGTCGCTGAGAAGCGCGTGGCGCTGCCCAGGCGGCGGGCGTCAGCTTCGAGCGTTTTGAACTCCTGAGAAGTGGCTCCGCTGATGGCCTTGACCTTGCTCATGCTGGCCTCGAAGTCGGCGGCGACCTTGAAGCTCGAGGCGCCGATGAGACCGAGCGGCGCGGTCAGGTTGCGGCTCATGGTGGCGCCGATGGACTTGAAGCGCTTGGCGCTTCGGTTGAGTTGTCCGTCGATGGTCTTGAGCGCCTTCTGGAGGTTGTCCGTCTTGGCGCCGAATATGACGTTGAAAGCGACCGAGCTCTTGGCCATGGTTTACATGTGTTGCGCCCAGTTTTGGGCCTGTTCTCGGTGCTTCTCTGTCGGCAGCGTGGGCGTGTACTTGGGGGCTGTGTAGTCGTGCGGGCTGAACTCCTCCCAGGTGAGCGCCTTGGCGCCCTTCCTGCGGTGCATGTTCGCCTGCAGAGCCATGAGGCTCCCCGTGTGCATCCACGCCACGCGGTCAGCTCGCTCCTGGCGCCCGAGGATGGCCATGAGCTCGCCGATGGTATAGGTCCAGAAGGCGGGCGGGTCGACGCCAGCCTCCAGGCAGATGCGGTACAAGCGCGACCAGCTCAGGCTTCGGTGCCCTTGCTCTCCGTTTTTTTTTGCTCCTCGTCGTCGCCCAAGCTGAGGGCATGGCCGACGCGCTCGATGAGGTCGGTGAAGTCCAGCTGCCCGACCTGCGCAGCAAAGGCCTCCCACTTGGGCGGCTCCTCGTCTGCTCCTGTCAGGAAGATGCGCGAGCGCACGCCGTGAAATAGGAGCCGCGGGATGCGGTCCAAGGCGTGGGTCTGCAGCTCCTTGAGGCTCTTGTCCAGGTCGTGCTCGTTGAGCTCCTCCATGAGGAGGCGGAGGGCGTTGGCGTCGATTACGGCCAGCAGCTCCCCAGAGGGGAGTGCCAGCCGTATCTCGCCGCGGTATGGGTTCGCGCTCATTTTCGTCGCTTTTTCTTAGCTGACGTATTGCGTGTTGTTGAAGGTCGCGCCTGTGTCGATGGTCGCTTTTTCGATGCCGCCGTCGCCTTCGATGGTGATGCTGAAGCTGGCGATTTCGTTGAGTCCTGCGCTTTCTTCGTAGCTGGTGATGTAGCCGTTGCCGTAGTAGAAAGTGTCGCCTGTGACGCCTGTCGACCACGCGACGCGGACCTGGGTCTTGTTGTTCCAGATGTCGAAGAGCTCGGTGGGTCGGAGCTTGTCGGTGTCGTCGCCGAAGTGGACGAGGCCTTCGCAGCTGATGCTCCAGTTGATTGCGGAGACGAGGATGCTGCGCGCGCCGTCGTTGTCTTTGGTTGTGGCGTCGAGCGTTTCGAGCTCTCCGCTGAAGGTGCCGCTGGTTGAGCTGGCGATGATGTCGAAGGTGTCGTCGGTGGCGTCTGCGTCGATGCTGTCGCCCGTGAGGGTGCTGACGTAGACGTTGATGGCGTTGCTTCGGATTTTGCCTGTGGTTGCCATAGGTTGAGGAGTTGGTGGAGTTCTGGGAAATTGCCTTCAATCTCGACGAGCGGGAACTGCTCAGGCTTGGAGGCGAAGCGGTGCCAGCCGTGCATGCTGTCGCGGTCCTTGACGTCGATGATATAGGGCACTGCAATGTCGTGCAGTCGAGGGCGTCGAGCGGTGACCTTCTGCATCCTCACGCGGAAGCTGCGGTCGAGGCCGCGCTTGATGCCGTGGCAGAAGAGCTTGCCGTCGCCTCGGTTGCGCATGGCCCGCACGACGCTCATCTTGGTCACGCGCCCGACGTTGGTGCCGACTCCTAGGTGGAAGAGCCTGACCTCCTGCGTCTCGCTGTTCAGGATGTAAAAGGCGTTGGTGGTGACGCTGTGGTCCTTGTTCTCGAAGATGCTGGCCTTGACGAGCTCCGTGAAGTCCGTGCTGAGGATGTTGTCGCTGCAGAACTCCATGAAGTGGGTGGCCCACTGGCCCCACTTGTCGACGATGTAGCGCGCTCCTGCGTCAAACTTGGAGCCGACGCTCGCGTTGTTCTGCCGCAGGTAGCTCCAGCCCTTGCTCTGGGCCATCTTTTGCGCCCAGTCCTCGTTCCCCACGACCAGCACGCGGCTCTCGATGCCAGCCTCCTGGAGCTCGCCCAGGATGCGCTCGAGGCCATTTGCGGCGATTTGAGCGACTTTCTCCCTCTTGTGGACTGGGAGCATGACCGCGAGCGCGCGAGTCATTTCTTGGCCCGTTTCTGTGCTTTCTCGAGGCGATTGGGCACGATGTAGTCGATGAGCCAGTCGATGAAGCTGAACAGGACGACAGGCTGCTGCGTCGGGATGAGGTTGAGGATGCCCTTGACGAAGACAAGGAAGAGGACCAGGGCTTCGGCCCAGTTTTCGGTCAGTGCTTGGATGATGTTCTCCATGGTTTGGAATTATTTAGATTTCCTCTGAATGATGTACCAGCTGCCGCTGTGAGCGATGACCATGACGCCGTCGTAACTGCGGCTCAGCTCGTGGAAGCTGTCGCCGTCGATGGTGACGCCCGTGTCGGCTTTTGCTGGGTAGATGTCGATGCGCTTCTGGTTGCTGATGGTGCTGCCCGAAGCGAAGCGGATGACGCGCCCGTCGCTCGATGCGACAGGAGGTAGATAGATTTTGTAGATGCCGTTGCCGCCTCCGATGCCGTAGTCGATGAAGACGATGCTCTCCTTGCCGTCTGTGAGCATGGTGGTCTCGGTGCCAGCCTGTGCCGTGATGGTGTTGACCTTGTGCGCGATGGAGCTGCGGAAGCTCACGTCGTAGCCCAGCCCAGCCTGCGAGCTGACGAGCTGCGTGCCGTCTCGCTTGTGTCGCACCAGGTAGCGCGCCGTGATGCTGAAGAGGTCGGTGCTCTCGAAGATGTCGCTGGCGTGGTTCTGGAAGCGGACTTCGGCGAGGTAGCCCGAGCTGTAGCCGTCGATGCTTGAGCGCACTGCTTCGCTCAGTGTCCAGGCTGTGGCTGGGTCGGTGGCGAGGGCAGTGATTTCGACAAGGTTGTCGTCGACCTGGCTCGTCTCGTCCTTGGCCTCTGTCGGTGTGCCTCCCACCAGCTGGACGACGACCGCAGGGACCTGGCTGCCCTGCAGCCTGATGAGCGGGAAGATGCGGTCGGCTGTGGTGATGTCCGTGACGTCGCTGGTGAGCTTGAGGCGCTTGATGATGAGGTGTATCATGGAATGCCGTTTTTGCGTTTGTGCTCTTCGATGGCGTCGATGATGAAGTCGAGCGTGCGATTGCGGACCTCCGTCTTGGTGCGGTCCCAGGCGTCGCCGATGTAGTCGTTGCCTTGGAGCTGGGGCTGGTCGATTTTCTTGACGCGGATGATGCGCCCGTCGTCGTCGTAGGCGTTGAAGACGAAGCCGCCTTTCTTGGTGGTCTTGACGCCGCCCTTGGTGCCGTAGGCAAGGACGTGGTAGTATGTCCTGGGGACTCGTGTGACCTGGACGCCGCTGCCGTCGGTGTAGCTGACCTCGGTCTTGGGGTTGATGCGAAGGACGACGTAGGGGCTCGTCTCTGTGGACCTGCGCCCACGCACGACGTGCAGCGACTTGCGCAGCGCTCCGCTGACCACAGGGACGTCAGCCTTGGCTGCGTCGCGCGTGAGCTTGAGCGCTCGCGTGAGGCCCACCAGGACGCGCCGCTTGGCGACCTTCTCGGGCAGCGTGCGGATGGTCTTGCGCAGTTTCTTGAGTCGCTTCTCGTCGATGACGATGCCGCTCTTGCTGCTGTTGAGCTCTGCCATCTTATGCCCTGCGCTCGGTTGTGATTTTGAGGCCCTCCTTGCGGCCCACTTCCTGGACGGCCACGATGTCGAAGACGTTGTCGTCGGCGTCCTTGAGACGCATGTCGGCGGTGACGTCGGTGCGGTGGCGGATGTACCAGTCGACGACGTTGAGCGCCACGACCTGCTTCTCCTCAGTCGGCTCCAGGGCGCGGCGTGGCGTCTTGGTGGCCCAGATGGTAGCCAGGTCCGTCCAGGCCTCCGTCGGGTGGTTCCACTCGTCTCGGGTCACGCTGAGGCTCTGGAGTGTGATGCGGCGGTCCAGTCGTCCGATGTTCATGGGAAGAGCCTGAAGGGGTTGACCAAGAACTCGACCGCCATGGGGACGTCGTTGACCTTGAGCGAGCTGGTGAGCTGCCTGTGCTCGTAGTAGTGGCCCACGAGCAAGAGCGCCGCCTGGCGCAGTGGCTTCGGCAGCGATGAGTGGCCCGCGACGCACTCGATGCGGATGGCCTGGTGCCTGTCGGTGTAGACGCTCGGCGGAGCGCTGAAGGTGATGCGCGCGGGCGTGCTCTGAATGTCTGCCCAGTAGTGGGTCGCGTTGAGCTCGACGAGCGTGTTGGTCTCGTCAAAGTATTTGACCGAGTCGAGGCGAGTGATGGGTCCAAAGGTGAACGCCTGCGAGTGCCATGCGTCCGCCAAGAGGTGGCACTCGGTCGAGCCGAGGAGCTGGCCCGTCATGTTCTCGATGGTGTCGAGGGCCGTCTCGATGAGCGCCGTGATGAGGTCGTCCTCGTCGCTGTGCTCGACCTTGAGGTGAGCCTTGGCGTCGGCCAAACTGAGCAAGCCAGTCGGGGTCACTTGGGCCTGCCGCACTGGGTAAAATTCGAGGCGCTGCTGGGTGCTCATGTCTGCGGTGCGTTTTCAGGTTTGTCCCTGTTTTGTTGGTTTTCTCGGTCGTTTTTAGTATCGGCTTGTAACTTGTTGATTATCAACCGAAAGGACGTTCTCGAGTTTTTGATGGTACCATACCAGCCAGGGACGAAAGTGGCAGGAAGGGCCCTTAAAATGCGTCTGAGGCGATGCTCAGTTTTTTAGCATTGCGGGAGAACTGAGCACGCCCAGCCCTCCCGCTCTGCATTTTTCAGCTCCAAAATGAGCCCAAAATTGGACCGATTTCGGGTTCAGATTTTACGCTCCGACGGACCACTTGGCCGCGCCAGTGTGTGCCACTTTTGCGTCGGCGTATGCGTTCACAATCATGCGCGTAATGCCAGCCGCTCCGCTCGTGAATGGGTCGATGATGAGGTCGGTGGCGCCTCCTCCCCAGTA